CTCTCTCGTCCTCGACGCCGACGGGGAGAGCTTCGAGACGGTCGACGGCAAGGGCCTCGGGACGATGCCGGCCGTCATGTCCTCGACGTGGCAACGGCTCGCCGCGGCGGCCGGGATGCCGGTAACGGTGCTCATGGGGATCTCGCCCGCGGGTATGAACGCGACCGGTGAGAGCGACATCCGCCTTTGGTACGACCGGGTCTCCGACTACCGGCGCGACGTGATCGAGCCTCGGGCCATGTACCTCCTCGAGGTGCTCGCCCGGTCGACCGGCGTCAACCCGGACGACATCTCGATCGAGTGGCCCTCTCTGTGGCAGATGACGGCCATGGAGGAGGCGGCCCTCCGGAAGACGGTCGCCGAGACGGATCACATCTACATCACGGACGGCGTGGTCCTCCCCGAAGAGGTGGCGCTCTCGCGATGGGGGGGCGATGGGTACTCGGCAGAGATGGACGCGATCGACCCGGAGCTCCGCCAGAAGCTAGCGGACGCGGAGCTAGCACGCATGGCGAAGGGGGAGCCGACCCCGGCCGACACGACCCCGGCCGATCCGGCCCCGGCCGACGCGCCGCCCGACCCCGCCCCCGCCACCCCGGCCCCCTCCGATCCCACCGCGCCCATCAAGCCGGGGGACCAGGCGCCCGACCCGGCCTCGACCCTGAACGGGGCCCAGATCAAGGGCCTCCAGGACACGATCCTCCTCGTGGTCGAGGGGCAGATCCCGAAGGAGACCGCGGTCCAGATCTTGATCGCCTCCTTCCCCCTCACCGAGGAGGACGCGCGGCGCATCCTGGCGGACATCGTGGAGCCTCCCCCGAAGCCCGACCCCGTTCCGCCGCCGAGCCCGTTCGGCCAGGGCCAGCCCCCGCCTCCGCCGAACGCTCCGCCCGCGGACGGCGGAGGGCCGCCCGATGGCCAGCCCGCTTGACGGGATGGACGCGTCCGCGCGCGCCCTCCTGGACTACCTGGAGGGGCGGCGGTCTCGCGTCCGGGCCGCGGCCGAGCAGAGGGCCACGCGCGCGCGTAAGCCCCGCCTCCCCCGCGGTGCCGAGCTCGCCCTCGAGGCGTACCTCCTTGACGTCTCCCGGAAGATCTCGGACGCGATCCAGAAGGCCCTCGCGCCCGACATGCAGCGGGCCAAGCTCCGGGCCGCGGCCGAGAAGGCTGACCGGGCGGACGCCCCGGTAGGCTGGCGCCTGGCGGCGCGCACCGATGCCGACCTGATCGGCCTCTTCTCCCGTACCCTCTTCGGCGACCTCGAGATCCGCATCGCCGAGATCACGCGGACGGCCGGTAACCCGGCGATCCTCGACCGCTACGGCCGCCGCCTGAACGAGGAGAACGCCCAGGAGATGGAGCGGGTTCTTGGGATCGCGGCCGAGACGTCCTCCCCCCTCGTGGCCGCCGCGCTCCGACGCTACCGGACCGAGGTGGCGAACTTGATCACGTCGATCGGACAAGACCAGCTCGCCTCGGTGCGGGACCTCGTGGCTACGGCGGGCCAGTCGGGGATGCGCGTCGAGACCCTCGCCAAGGAGATCGAGCAACGCTACGCGGTCTCGGAGAGCCGGGCCCGTCTCATCGCGCGTGATCAGACCCTCAAGGCCAACTCCCAGATCACCCAGGTCCGCCAGAAGGCCGTAGGGGTGACGTCCTATCGGTGGTCCACGTCAAACGACGGGAAGGTCCGGGACGCGCACGCGGCCCTAGAGGGGACGGTCCACTCCTGGGACGATCCCCCTGTGACGAATCCCGAGGGCGATCGGAACCACCCGGGAGAGGATTTTCAGTGCAGGTGCACGGCCGTGCCGATTCTGCCGGCCTGATCGGCGCCCTACGCCACCGTGCTACGCTTAGCCCATGGCGATCCGCTACGACGCGGGGCGATTCTCCAGAGTTACCCCGACCCCCCAGGGAGGGATCCGCGTGGATGCGGCCGTCTCCCGTACCGGGATCCTCGTCTACCGGAACCCAGACGGCTCGATCCGCCGGGAGTACCGGCCGGACGAGGAGGTCTTCCACGAGGATTCTCTGGCGTCCCTCCGCGGCGCCCCGGCGACGCAGTTCCACCCCCAGGGCATGGTGACGGCCGAGACCTTCCGGGACGTCGCAGTGGGCTACATGGGGGACGACGTCCGCCAGGACGGGGACAAGGTCGTCGGCTCGATGGCGATCCAAGACTCGCGCACGGTGAAGAGGATCCAGGATAAGGCCCTCCGCGAGCTCTCCGCGGGCTACACCTGCCGGATCGAGAACACGCCGGGAGAGTACCAGGGCCAGCGCTACGACGCGATCCAGCGGGACATCAGGTATAATCACGTGGCCCTCCTCCCTCCGGGGGCGGGTCGCTCCGGGCCCGAGGTGGCCCTCCGCCTCGACTCGGCGGGAGATTGCATCGCCCCCGAGGGGTGGACACGAGAGGACCAGACCATGAAGATCGAGATCATCGACGGGACCGAGTACGAGGTTGGGACCCCCGCCCACACCAAGGCGAGCGCGGCCCGGGACAAGGCGCGCACCGACGCGGCCGACGCCCTTACCCAGGCCGAGGCGCGCGCGGACGCGGCCGAGGCGAAGGTCAAGGACCTCGAGGCCAAGGCCGAGAAGGAGGACGAGCGCATCGACGCGGCCGTCTCGGCCCGTCTCTCGCTCCACCGTGAGGCGCTCCGCGCGGGCGTCGAGGTCAAGGCCGACGCTTCGGACGAGGACATTCGCCGGGCCGTGATCGGCAAGGTGCTTCCGAGCGTCAAGCTCGACGGCAAGGAAGGCGCCTATCTCGAGGCCATGTTCGATCTCGCCGTGAGCCAGATCGAGCAGGCCTCGGCCAACGGCGTCCGCGCGGACGCGCACTCCGCGGCCGGAGCTCCCCCGGCCGGTGACGCCCCCCAGCCCAGCAAGGCGGACGCGGCCCGGCAGAAGATGATCGAGCGCGGCCGGCAGGCGTGGCGCGCGGACGCCAAGACGGGCGATGGGCGCTCGGTGGCGGCCGTCAAGAAGTAGGCCCCCACGGCCCTCACAACCCCCCGTGCTACACTGACCCTGGAACCCCAAGAGGACACGACCCATGCCCCAGACCAGCATCCTGAGCGCCCCCGTCGCCGGCTACGCCGGCCAGAAGGGCGACGCCGCATTCACCTACATCCGCTCCGGCATCGCCGAGGGCGTGGTGGTTCCGGGCCAGCCCGTCCTCCGCGGGACCGACCCAGACAACCAGGTGGCTCCCCTCGCCAACGGGAGCACGGTGGACGCGACCACGATCGCCGGCTTCGTGTGCCTCGACACGGCCCTCGAAGGCGCTCCCGCCGACGAGGACGTGGTCCAGGTCATGCGCGTCGGAACGATCTGGGTCTCCACCTCCGCGGCCGTCACGGCGGGCAATCCCGTCTACGTCGGCAACGCGACCGCCCAGCTCGGGGACATCGACGACGCGACCGGCGTCGGTCTCGCCCTCCTGCCGGGCGCGCGCTTCCTCACATCCACCACGGCCGCGGGCCTGGCCCTCGTCCAGGTGAACATGATCTGATCGGCGGCTGGCCGACGAAAGGAAAGACGACCCATGACCAAGCCGATCGACGACACCGTCCGCTACCTCGTGGAGGCCCACAACGGGATGACCTCCGAGCCCAAGGAGCGCATCGACGCGGGGGAGGCGGCCTTCCTGGCCCAGGCCCTCGAGGACATGCGGGCCGCGGTCTACGAGGACTGGTACCCCGACCTCAAGGCGCGCGCCTTCATCCCGGTAGCAACCGACGTCGACCCGGGCGCCGAGACCTACTCCTACGAGGAGCAGGACTTCGCCGGCTCGGCGAAGGTGATCACGAACTACGCTGACGACCCTCCCTCGGTCGAGGTGTCCAGCACCAAGATCACCCTCCCGATCGTCTCGCTGGGTGACTCCTACAGCTACTCGATCCAGGACATCCGCCGGGCCGCCAAGGCCGGCAAGCCCCTGCAGGCCCGCAAGGCCCGCGCGGCCCGGGACGTCTGGGAGCGCGGCCTCGACGACATCGCGGCCAACGGCCACGCCAACACCGGCCTCGGCGGCTTCATCAACAACGCGAACGTGAACGCGGCCAACGCCCCGACGGGCACGTGGTCGGGCGCGACGGTGGCCCAGATCCTCGCGGACCTGAACACCGGCAGCAAGACCGTCGTGACGCAGTCGAAGGAGAAGGTTCGGCCGAACACGTGCCTCCTTCCGATCGATCAGTACCTCCTGATCGCCCAGACCCAGATGGGCTCCGGAGACACCCGGACCGTCCTCGAGGCCTTCCTCGCGAGCAATCCCTGGATCACCGAGGTCGCCCCGTGGGACGTCCTCAACGGCGCTGGCGCCGGGTCCACCGACCGCTCGATCTTCTACCGCAAGTCCCCCGACGTCTGCGAACTCATCATCCCGCAGGAGTTCGAAGTCCTCCCCCCGCAGGCCCGGAACTTCGCTTTCCAGGTACTCTGCCACGGGCGGACCGGCGGCACCGCGGTCTACCGCCCCCTCGCCATGTACTACATGGACAACATCTAGCCGAGTAGGCGACCCGGCCGAAAGGGAAGACCCCAGCCCCGCCCGTCCTCGTGACCGGCGGGGCTGGGGACGTAGGAGAGCCCGACATGAATCCGACCGTCCCCAAGATTCGCGTCCGCAACTCGAATCCCTTCCGCTTCCACGGCATGAAGCAGGGTGAGGAGGCCGTGATCTCCCTCGACCCCGCGCGCGCGGAGAAGACCGGCCTCGTGGTCCTCGAGGTGCTGGGAGAGGAGAAGGCAGAGGCCAAGCCGAAGGGCAAGCCCGGCCCGAAGCCCAAGGCGGAGAAGGCCGAGCCCAAGGCCGAGGCGCCGGCCGCCCCCGATCCCGAGTCTCCCGTGGAGAAGTGATAGGTGGCGCTCACGGTCACCACCTTCCGTGATCGCTTCCCCGCGTTCACCTCGGCGCCGGACGCCCTCGTCCAGGCATGCCTCGATGAGGCGTACGACCGCACCCCGGCGAACGTGTGGGGCGGGCTGCAGGACGCGGGCGCGGGGTACCTCGCCGCGCACCTCCTCGGCCTTTCCCCGAACTCCAGGGACATGAAGCTCGCGTCCGTCGCAGGCGAGACGATCTACGGGATCGAGCGGCGACGCCTCAACCGGATCGTCGCGTCGGGCGCGCGCGTCGCCGGGATGCCCGCGGAGCTCGAAGCCCTCGATACGGCGGTGGCCGGCGCCTCGCCTCCGAGCGGGACTCCCGCCTTGCCTCCGGACTCCTACGTCGACGCCGGCTTCTTCGATGCCGTGACGCCCTACACGATCGCCGTGGCGGCGGCCGGGGCGCGCTACGTGGTGGCGCCCACGCTCGACATCGACGGGACCACGGGCTGGACCTACGCGTCCGGTGTGTGGACGTACGGCGGCGCCGCCGATCTCTTCGTCCAGGTGACAGTGGTCGTGAACATCGAGCCGGCCTCGGGCGGGTCGACGAACCTCTCCGCCGGCCTCTACTACGATGGGGTCCTCGAGCCTCACGATCAAGGCGTGGCCAAGTCCGCTGCCAAGGCGTCGGGAACCATCATGCTTCAGGCCGCGCGGACCTTCTCTCCTGGCCAGACCGTGGAGCTCCGCGCGGCGAACGAGGACGCGGCCGTGGACATCGACCTCTGGTCGATGCACTGGAACATCCTTCCGGGGAGCCTCTAACGTGGCCGGCGGAGGCGCGACCGGTGGCGTGCGTGTGGTCGACCGCGGAGCGAATCGGCTCCTTCGCAACCTCAAGGGCGCGCGGGGGGCGTCTACTGTCCTGGACCTTGGCGTCATCGGAGACGATGCCTCGGCCGTCGAGCACGACTCCGAGATCACCGTGGGAGAGCTCGCCACGATCCACGAGCTCGGTCTCGGCGTCCCGGAGCGCCCGTGGCTTCGTGGCTACATCGAGGCCAACCGGGGGAAGATCGAGGAGCGGATCCGCGAAGAGGCCCGCCGCATGATCACGGTCGGAGCGACTCGCGATCAGGTGCTCGAGCGCCTGGGGGTCTGGCTCCAGGGGGAGATCCAGGAGTGGATTGGGAACCCAGGGAATAACCTCGCGCCGAACGCCCCGGAGACCATTCTCCGCAAGGGCTCGGCGATGCCTCTGATCGACACCGGGCAGTTCCGGAGCTCCATCACCTACAAGGTCCGCTCGGCCGCGGAGGGGGGCTGACGTGGAGTGGTCCGCCATCCAGACGGCCCTCGTGGCGGTGCTCGCTTCGGTCTCTGGGGTGGACGCCACGGCCATCGTGTGGCGCCCTCTAACGGGCTCGTGGATGCCGGACCTTCACATCCGCCTATCCGTCCTCGGGGGGATCCGCCAGGTCGGCCGAGACGAGCGACGGACCACGTATGACGCGGGCACGGATACGAACGTCGAGCGCATCTACGGGAATCGGTCGGTGCCGATCTCGATCCGCGTCGAGTCGCAAGACCAGGATCTCGCCTCGGCGGCCTACGCTACGGCCGAAGTGATCCGCGCGGCCCTGCAGCGGTCCGACGTCCAGGAGACCCTCCAGGCCGACGCCTCTCTCGGGGTCTCGCGGATGGAGCCGATC